CTCTTTCCAAAAGAGCTTTTCCGCCGGGAAGTAGCCGCGCGCTCGGTAGAGCCGAGTAAGCGCTGTGCTGCGCAGTCCCTCCTCTGCGCTCATGCTGAAAAGCTGAACGCCGAGGCTTGTTGCCACCGCTTCGAGGCCTGCCATCAACTGACTGCCGGCGCCCTTGCGGTGAGCGGGATCACAATACCAGAACAGCTCTTGCGCCGTAAGCACATTCCTGTTCCACCACGCATTCGCCATGCCGGCTGCAGCCATTCCGATAACATGCCCATCATTTTCGACGGCGACCAACAGGATGCCGTTTTCCATGAGGGAGCCGCAGGTATAGGCGAAGCTCTCAACGTCGAAGGTGGCGCGCTCTGCCAGTCCAGCCTCGATGAAAAACGCCTGCCCCATCTCGATCAGGGCGTGGATGTCTTCTGGCTCGGCGCGGCGGATCATCAGATCACCTTCCAGTCGGTGCCGTCGCCGATCGCCTGCACGAAGCTGGCGCCGCCGCCCGCAAGGGTGCTGCCGATGGTCGTCACACTCGAATCGCTGCAGACCACCGTGTCGCCAAGGCTGGGTGTCATGCGGGTGATCTCGGCAAAGGTGTAGGTCGTGCGTTTCACGACGCCCGTTCCGAGGGCCTGCAGGTAGGCGATCAGCCACGGGCTCGCCGTGCCGTCCTGGTTGACGATTCGTGCCTTGGTGGAGAGCGGCGCGGTCATGGTGAAGACACCGCAAAAACGGCGTTTTTGCTGGATTTTAGTGCCACTTGTGCGTTAAAAAGTTCGGGCCGGTTCGCGTTGTAGCGCGAGGTCCGGCCCTGACCAGCAACTGCTTGAAAGGAGCAATTGAGGTTATGAACACCATTAAGCAATGGCGCACGCCACGCAACTGGACGCGCGAGCAACGGCTGCAGAAATTCTCGGCGGCGGCGCCAGACGGGTGCATCCTGTGGACGGCCGGAAAGCTTGCGAATGGATACGGCTCTCTTAGATGGATGGGGAAGCACTACCTCGCCCATCGCATGGCATGGGAGGTCGCCCACGGCCCCGTCCCGGCCAGTATGGTGATCTGCCACAAATGCGATGTTCCTGCGTGTATCAACCCGGACCATCTGTTTCTCGGAACGCACGCCGACAATGTGGCCGACAAGATACGAAAGGGTCGCGCCCGTTGGGGTAATATCGTCGGCGGAAAGCATCACTCGGCGAAACTGACAGAGGAGCAAGTCCGGGAGATACGCGCCGCGAAGCCTAGAACGCGAGGCCTTGCGCAGAGGCTTGGCGTTTCGTACTCGGCCATCTACCGAATCCGGCGCGGAGAAAACTGGGCTCATGTTCTTCATGAGGACAACTCCTCCACGGAGTAGTTCACCCCGTAGATGACTCGCCTAACCGGGTCCGATATCGAGATTTCGATGCACCGCTCTCGGAACATCCCCAAACGATGCCACTGGGCGCGCTTGCGCCGGTCGCCGAGTGGACCGAGAGACGCCCGCTTCTCGTTGCCCCATGTGCTGCCGCCATCATCGCTCACGCGAAGCATCACCTCGGGGGCGCTGCCCTGCCCGGTATTCACGCCAACACCAAGCTCGCACTCCAACTCTACGCGCGACATGATCGCTCGATGGCCATTTGGATAAAGCGGAACGCTGACGACCGCGGAGCGAATTGGCCGCCCAAGATCCGATAGAGTATCGAGGTCCAACTCCGCGACCTTGCCGGCCTGCAGGCCAACCAGCGTCTTGCCGAAGGCCTCGAAAATGCACTGCACATCCCAGATGGCGTGCGTGAGCGAGGTTCCCGACTGGCGCTCGTGCCACAGGGTCGTCGCCGCGTCGTAGCAGAGCGTTCGCCCCAGACTCGGCAGGGTCAGCGCGTAGAAATGATGGCCGCCCTGAAAGTAGGTCATGCCGTAGGCGTCGCTTACCGTGCCTGCGCGCAATACATCCTCGATTGCATGCGTGGAAATGCGCGCCGGCTGGTAACCCTCGGCGCGATACACGATGCGGTCGTCACCCAGCCAGAAGACGGAATTGTCCATCTTGGCGGCGCTGCGGGTGGCCGCGCATCCGCGCTCCAGAAGGGCACCCGGCACGCGCTCGAACGGGAACGGCGAGGCGCCGGTATTGGCCCATACCTCCACCGTCTTGGCGCCGAACAGCCAGACTTCCCGGTGATCGACCAGCACGCGGAGCAGGCCATCCGGGCTCGACTCGGCGGACGCGAAGTCGAGCGCGTCCCAAAGGGTGAAGTCCAGCGGCGCGGAGATGTAGAATTGCCCGGAATCGTCGTTGCGGGTGCCCACCGCGTACCCATCGATATAGGCGATGCTCGACAGGCCCTCGGCGGGGTAGCCGGCCGCCGTGACCTTGGTGACGGTCGTTCCGACGATCACGAACAGGTAGGGGACGACCAGCAAGCCGATCTGCGTTCCGTTGTTGATCAGCGTGGCGGCGCCCACCGGGGGGATCAGGTCGCCGCTGCAGGCCGTCGTGGTGCCGTCGGCCTCTGTCTTCCACAGGATCGACCCGGACAGCACGTAGGCGACGCCCTGCCCTTCCAGGCCGGCGCGAATTGTGTCGCCGCCGATGGTGCGCCACTCCTTTTGGCCCGGCGTGCCGTAGTGGATGAGCTTGGCGCGCGAGCCATCCGGCGGAATCTCTGGGTACAGGTTCACGACGCGCGAGGCGTTGACGGGCCGGGAGCGCTGTTGGGCGAAGCCTGTGGCGATGGGCGTCCGCATCAGGCCCGCGAAACGTTGCTGTGGTAGCCCATCGGCATGCGGTTCGACACGCCCGGATCCAGTTGAGCCGGCGGGACGGTGTAGTAGCAGGCCTGCAGGGCGGCCCGGGCCTCGGCGCAGTCAGAGACCTTCTTGGGGCTCAACTCGGTGCCGTATTCGTCGGCAAGCTCCCACATCAGCATCAGCATGACGTTGCGGGTCTGCTCGTCCGGGACGTTCAGCGCGGCGTCGAGGGTGAGCTGCGCGTGGACGTAGTGGATGCCCCTTGCCGGAAAGCCCTGCAGCATGTCGTTGAGGATGTTGAGCGCGTCGTTTGCCATGTCGGCCGACATCGTTTCCATTTCGGAGAGGATGCCGAGACGGCGGAAGGCGGTGGTGATCGTCTCGCGAGCGGAGCGTGTTGCCATGTCAGACTCCGATTCGAGGGTGAACGCCGAAGCGGCCAACGGTCACGATGGCCTTGAGGCCCGAGCCGTCCGTCGTCTGCGCCTGGTGCTGGTAGTCTCCCCGCAGGTACTGCGTATCGGTCGGGATGATCGCCACGGTGAAGGCGCCACCGGCCGCGTCCGTGACCGTTCCCGCCTTGGAGATGACGACGGCGTCGCAGTCGAGATTCCGGGGGCGAACGCCGACCACCCATTGGACAGTCTTGCTCGTGAGGTTCACCACGGCGTTGTCGGAATCGCGGGCGTTAGAGCGTCGCCGTCCGGTTCTCGCCGGCATACACGTCGAGGTGCTGGACGTTCGCCATCAGCCTCTCGTGGGCCGCTTCAGCGTGATCTTTTCGGCCACGACCTCCGGTTCCTCGCCGACCACCACCCAGCCGGCCGGCACGTCGCCGCGGCACTGGAACTTGGCGGTGTTGCCCTCGGGGCTGCGCGCGAGCTTCGGCCATTCGCGCTTCTTCGGTTCAGGCGTCGACATGTGACCTCACGATCTTCAGGCCCCGTTGGTTCAGGGCGACGAGCAATTCGACGGCGGTCGGCACATAGAGCGGTTTCGCAGGCCGCATGGTGCTTTCCAGCGCATCCTTGATGGACCTCAGGCGCTCCTCTGCCTCCAGGCGGTCGGCAACACTGTTCATGCGGCCTCCTTCATCAGCGCTTCGGCGCGCGCCTTGGCGGCCAGATACTCGGGCGTCGGAGGAGCGCGCTCGCCCTGTGCGGCCTCGATCTTGGGAATGTCGCGCACGAAGTCCGGATTGAGCTTGCACGTCTCGGCCGCGAAGCGCTCCGTGATGCCGGTCGTGGGCTTTCCCAGAGCCGCGGCGATGCGCTTGGCCTCAGCAATGCGCTCCGGACGGCGGCTCTCGTAGAAGTCCGTCCAGAACGCCAGATCCCGCATCCGCATGGTCTTGGCTGGACGATCCTCGGCCTCGGCGTCGATGAACAGAGGCGGCCCTTCGGAGGCCAGCACCCACGTTTCGAGAAGCCACAGGTCATCCCACCAGAACGGGAAATACTCGGTGAACATCTGGCCCGCCGCGGCGTACCAGTTGTGCGTGACGATAGCCCACGTTGCCGGGCGCTTCTCGTCCGTCTTCCACCAGAACACGCCATCGGGGGCGCGCGCCACGGCGTCGGCGATCTTCTGGTCCCACTCCGGGGTGATGACCAGCATGTCGTCGCACATCGAACAATAGACATCGCCGGGCACGTCCCGGCACATCTGATTGACCATGGCGCCCAGCGAGCCGGTGCGCTCGAAACAGTGGGCCGTGACCTGTCCGCCGACCGCGCTGCCCGCATGGAGCAACTGGCACATGCCGATGGTCTCGGGATCGTCGGAATCGCACCCTACGATGTAGGTGACCTCATGCCGCCCGCTCTCCAGCTTCTGCAGCGTGCGGATCGTGGCGAGGAGTTGGAAGCTGCGGCCCCGGCTGGGAATGATGGCGGTGATCTTCACGCGGTCTCCTCGGAAAGAAGGCCGGGAGAGAGCCGAAGCCCTCCCCCGGTAGTGATCAGGTGGACCAGATGCCGGCGGTCACGCCCATGGCGCGCATGCCATTGGCGAGCGTGAGGAGCGCGGTGGCCTGCGCGGAGGTGAAGCCGAAGCAGGTCGCCGACGTGGACGAGCTGATGACGGCCGTGGTGGCGACGGCGGGGAACGCCGACGCTGCGGGCTGGACGACCGGGGTGACGCCCCAAAAGCCAAACTTGGCCGTGGAACTGGCGCCGACGTGCCAGCCCTCGGTGACGCTGGTGATTGCTTCTCTTGCAGCCATGTTCGTTTCTCCTTACGAGGCGCCGCTGACGCGCGTCGCGAGCCAGGGCTGATGCGCCTTGAGCGCGTACAGCATATCGAAGCGCCACTGCGGCACGTCGTTGACGATGTCGTAGCCCTGCGTGAGGCGCAGGTTCAGGCCCTTGTAGGAGCGGCTCTCGCACCACGCGGCGCCCTGCGGCTTGATCATCTTCGGGATCGCGATGGTGCAGGCGTTCGGATGGAACACGAGGTTCTGGCGGTAGGCCGTGTTCACCGCGCCCTTGAGCGTGATGTTCGCGCCGTCGACCGCCGCGGCACTGCAGGTCTTGTACGGACCCGAGGTGATGATCGGCGGGCTGATGACCAGATCCGCGTCGCCCGTGCCGTCGGCCGTGACGGACTCACGGACCACGAACTCGCGGAGGAAGTCGAGCGCTTCGCCCGTGATGGTGTTCACCGCATAGACGTTCTCGATGGTGAACACGTCGCCTACGAGGCAAGTGCCGGTGTTCGCCGTCAGACCGTCGATGTGGATCGTCATCGTCCAAGTGTCCTTCGCCGTGGCGTAGGTCACACTCAGCGTGCCGTTGTCGATCTCAGCGATGGGCGAGCCGCCCGACCATGTCCCATTGGTATGGGTCGTGACATTCTGCGACTCGTAGAGGTCGACGCCGCCCAGCGCCGGCAACTTGCCGCGGGTCAGGGCGCTCTTGGCGGTGTCCTGGATGAACAGGCCGGACATCGCGGGCAGCAGGCCCCAATGATCGGCCGGGCTCAGGATGCCGACACGACGGTCCTTGGGAACCGACATTTCGGTCAGACGCTGCGGCGCCGGCGCGAGGTCGGCGTAGCTGTTGATCGTCTGGCCCGGAGTGCCGACCCAGTTGTAGGACTTGTTCGCCAGTTCCGTGAGGATCTTCACGTCGAGATAGTTCGCCAGCGTGACCATCTGCGGCTTGATGATGCGCTCAGAGAAGTCGGGCACGCTCAACGACAGGTCGCGCGAGGTGAACTCCAGATCGGCGCCGATCTGGTTGGTGATGGCGAGCGTCTCGCGACCCTCGGTGATGTCCTGCGGGACCATGGTCGCACCTTCGCGGACCTGCCCGCGGATGGGGCGGCCGAGGCGGATAGTCTCGCCGTTGTTGGTCTCCTTGCCGAAGTTCGGGTCGAAATCGCGGTTAACGAGCTGCAGTGCCATGCACTCGTTATCCAGATGCATCATCGCTTCATGGAGGATGGTGTCGTTGTTCAGTACTACGTTGGTCGCCATTTGGCTGGTGCCCTATAAGGGCGCCGTTGGCCGTTCAGCGGCTCGCTTGACGCTCTTTCCAATAGACGGCGTACTCTTCCGAGGACATGTCCTTTGGATCGCGCGTTGCCACCGATCGGCCTCCGACGGTCGGAACCGGCGGCGGCGCGGATGAGGTTCGAGCCGGCGGTTTCGTCGCTCCAAGTCGAGCGTCTATCCGCGCCAGCTCA